GATCAGAAGAGATAGCATACTCGCTACCGATTTTTTCCAATAAACCCTTTACAGATTGGTTTCCGTAAGATTGGAATTCTTTTTCGTACAAGTCAGGCATGTACTGGTTTGTGAAATTAAAGTCAGATGCTTCTAAGTAGTTAGAAGAAGTAACTTCTTTTTTTGGGCTAGGAGTAAAATTAACTCCAGGAACTGATAATATCGCCATTTTTTTATTTTTTTAAGCGTTTATAATAATTTGAACATCTTTGGAGATGAATTAGATGTTGAACCCACTTCTTTCTGACCCATGTCTATGTTCTTAGAATTTGATATGTCTGACTTAATAGCATCAGACTTTCCTAACTCATAGAAATGTTCAGCAAGTTTATCGGCATTTGCATAAGCATATAACCCCTTGTGATGTCCACTTGCATCTTTCAACATCCCCGTTTCTGCATCAACAAATTTTCCAATCAAATTCATAATGTCTTTTTGACTTTCCTTAACTTGAACCACGTCTGGAACATTGTAGGTCATTTTATTTCCCGCTACGTTGAAATCAAAACCTTTGAAATCATCAGAAAATAATTTATCAGTCAAGTTGACAAAATTCTCTTGCTGTTTAGCTTGAGCTTTTTGATTCTCTTCTTGTTGAGCATTAAAATTATCTAGTGTTGTTTTAGCCACTTTATAAGGCTCTGGTATCACGCTCTCGTCAAACCTTGCTACTGCGTATTGATCCTTTTGCCCATTAAAATAATCTAAAGCTTCAGATAATGTTTTTTTAAACTCTCGTTTTTTTGTTTTAATATCTTTCTCATCATCGTAGTCTACATCGAAAACATATTTTTCTTCAAACTCTTCGTTGACTTCCTCAGCATCTAAGTAAGGATTCTTTTCAGATAAGTATTTTTTAAGAACGTAATTTGGGTCTTCCTTGTCCCATTCTTTTTGAGTCTCCATAAAGTCTGAATAAGACCTACCTGTTTTCTCTTTGTAATCTAAATATTTTTCTACATCTTCTGGAATCTTTCTATCACTAGTCTTATCTTTAGATTTAACCAATTCATCAATAGAATCGAATTCAGCTCCGTATTTACTTTTTAAATATTCCTTAACTAAATCTTCGTCTAGTTCTGGTTTTGTTTCTTGAAGAGTTTCTCCGTCCACTTCTTCTGTTACCTCTTCTGTTACCTCTTCTGTAACTTCTTCTGTAACTTCCTCAACTTGTTCGTCATTAAAAGCTTCTTGATTTAAAGGCTCGTCTTCATAATCAACTGTTTTGAACATACTCATATTTTACTATTTTAGATTTAATTTAAATTTTATGCAAAGATAGAATAATTATAAATAATATTTATAGTCTGAAACCATCAAGACCATCCATACCATCAGATTCAAAATCTATAGGTGCTTTGTCAGCATTTCTTTGGTCAATCATTTTAGATTGTTGACTTGCTTGTAATTTAGTTCTATCGTCTTTTCTATCTTCTTTTGCCGTATCTCTTTGATTTAATACGTCAGACTCTCTTTGTTTTATTTGCATTTGGTAGTTAAACTCTTTCTCCATTAACTCCATTTTTAATTCAGCCTCTTTAGTTAACTCGTCTAGTCTACCTTGATTAATAGCTTGTTGAACTTGCATTTTAATCTGACCCTCCATCTCTGCTTGTTGTGCTTTAGCTTGAGATGCTGCTTGAGATATTTGTATTTGAGAATCTTGATTAGCTTTAATCTTGTCCATTTCTTGTTTTTGCAAATCTTTAGCTCTTTTCTTTTTAGCCATAGACAATACTCTATACGCTAATGAGTAATCTCTAATGTTTAATATTGCAAACTTATCTTCAACACCTAAAGTCCCAGCTTGTATCTCCAGGCTTAAATCAGCTTCTAGTTTTGCTTTCTGCTCATCATCTAAATCAAGGTCTATGAATATTCCAAAATCATATAAGTGTAGGTCCTTAATGTCTCTAATGTCTACCATTGCAGTATTACCTATCTTATTTATTAAGTCATTTGCTAATGGACTATACTCTAATACATCAGATATTCTATAAGCTATACATTCTGCAATACCTCTTACAATATAAAAAGTAGCGTCTTGCAAGTGTCTTGTAGCTACATTTGAATTGTATGCTGCAACTTTTTGAAGACCAGCTAATGAATCTTTGTCTGGCATTGTACCATCTCTTGCTTCATTAATCCCAGTAACATCTCGAATCATCTGAAGTTTAAATTGGTATTGATTTGTAAGTGCGCTAAGTTTACTTAAGAAACCAGTACTTTGAATTTCCTGTATGACTCTTTTGCCACCATTAAACTCTCCTCCGACATTTGTATTCCGTGTAAGGATAGAGCCAGTCTGCATAAACATATTAATAGCCTCCGTATGATCATACTTGTTTCCATTGCCTAATGATACTTGAGCAATACCTTCTATATCAATCTCGTGACCATCTGGTCGCATTTGCTGAAGTACTTGCTGTATTTTTAAATTTATAATCTGTAATTCATCACCAAAAGGAATCATTCTATTTACAAGGCTATCAATGTGTCCACTCTCGTGCAACAATGGGGCGCATACTACATAGTTTGACATTACTTTGTTTAGGTTTGATTTAGGTCTAACCATATTTTTAGCTACTTCCCATTTAAGGATTATGTCAGTACCTAATACCATTATACCTTCAAACCAAACCTCTTCCTCTTTTTTTAGTACATCATACAATCCATCTTTAGAAGGATTTAAACTCTCATCTCTTTGGATTATTTTCTTACCACCATTTTTGGTTTTCTTTTCTTTCCATACTTTTTGACGAGTACTTTTATAATTGAAATACAACAAACCAACCTTATCTTTAAATGCATCATTAGCATTGTTCTCGTGAAGGTAGTAGTACTTATTCCAAGAAGAACCTATGCTTTGTATTTTCTCTCTATCGTCATCAGTTAAGTCTGGGAAATCTCTATATACTTCTGAGATTAAACTATTTTTAAATTCACCAAAATAATAACAGTCACCAAAATAAGGGTCTTTAGTATAACTGTAAACAAAGTCAGCTATATCTACATACTCCAATTTAACTCCTTCTGATTTTGTAAATCTATGTTTAGCAGCTCCAAGACCACAAACAACTAAATCCTTAACAAACTTCTTTTTAGTAGTTAGGTTGAATTTATTTTCATTGAATACAGTTTCTATTGCCATCTGCTCAGATAGCTCAATAGAGGGCTTGTATTTAAGTTGCATGTGAATATCCAGTTCATCTTTTGTTTCTGGAAGTTCGTTTGGATCTGTATTGAAAGCATTAACTCCTAAAGTTTCTTTTGCTTTTAAAAGAAAGTCTTTGGCATTCATATCTCTTTCTATATTCTTACGATATGATATTCTATTCTCAGATGATATTGGGTCTACAGAAAATGCACGTACATTATATTCTTTCTCATTAATACCATTAACAACTACGTCTACATATTTAGGAATAATAGGAATAGGGCTAAAGTTTAAGTTAAGATATGACATATCTCCATTAAGCTTCATTGCATCTTTATACTTTGCAGTATTTTGTATTCCTTGAGCATATGCTCTTCTTCTAATAACCTCTGCTCTATTAGAATAGAATCTACAAGTTCCATTATCTCTTTTAAACCACTGGTAAGAAATTGCCCTACCAACCTTTAAACCATATTCTGGTTTTATCTTGTCAGAAAACTTATCGTTCTGTCTTGGCAGTCCAGCATTTGTTATAACAACAGCTATGTCTTTTGTCGGCTTCATCTATGCGTATTTGTGTAAATTTATTGTTATTGGTTTTCTTTCTACTTGAGGTCTGTATGAATGTCTGTTTATTGCCATTAAAGCTAATCCAGAACTAATACCTAAATCGTAATTACCTCTTTTTCTAATATCAAATTCTAACCAGTCTTGTAATGTTTTGTTAAATGGCATTGACCCAATTTCTCCTTCATCGTTAATTACCCCTACATTTTTATTTATGTAACTCTCAATTGCAGATGAGTGCATTTGAATCACATCTTCAGATGAGTTTGGCATACCTCCAATTTCCCTTTCTGTAACAGATAATCTATTAACAGCTTTATCAAATCTGGTAATTGCAAAGTTACGATAACCTCTGTTCTTAAAATGGTATAGTAAACGAGGTTTATTATTCTCAACTAATATTGGCATACCGTAGAATACACAAGCCATTAAGGCATCTTCAAAGAAAATTTCTGCCGTTTGTGTTCTAGATATATATTCTAAAAAAAAGGAATTTGATGGTGCATTCTTTAAAGTGAAACAAGTAACACCACTTAAAGCTCCCTTAGAACCTCCAGAATTATCATTGTCTTTTGTGCTTCGTTTTGTTTTTCCATCAACTACTCCAGATATGTCATAAGGGTCACAACCAAACGCTCC